CATCTTGTAGATGGGTATGACTACTAGTAGCCATATTACTTATGAATCCTGTATTATCTGGCATTATTCTATCTCCACTCTAAAACTAAAGGTTAATGTTTCATCAGCCGATAGTGGTCCTATTGGGTCGAAATTTACTCTGCATAACATATTGCCTCCTTCTGCCGCATCAAAGATTCCCAACTCTGAAACAACATTGGAAGTCAATTCACTCCCTAAAAATTCTATTTCATAAACTAAGGTGTTTCCTACGGGTATAGGTGTCACTACTTTGTGTGTGCTAATTTGACTGTCTAGTGTAGTTTGAGACATTGAAGTGTTATCTCCTCCATCACCCACTCTTACATACTTAAAGGCTACAGGTGTTGATTCATTGTTATCTTGTAAACCTGTGATAAGTTTAGCAATCTGCTTTCTACCTGCATCAACAATCATAGTCTAATCTCCTTAACAGTTTTTGTTTCTGATGGAAAAGAAAAATAGGTAGTGAAACTAAACGAAGCCAAATATGCTGCCTCCTTCTGTTGATTTCAATTCGTAGTATAATGATTTTTCTTGTGGCATAAACTGGTCTAATATCGCCTTTCCTGTTAATACCTTAGCATTCTTTGTGAATAAATTTGTGAATCCAATTGATTGGTTAATGCCTAACTCTGAAAGTCTTTCTGCTATGCTTTTATTAAATGTTCCTACTGTTATCTTGGCAACACTAGCCATCACATTTTCTATTTCAAATATCATGTAATCATCAGGAGGAATATTATGATTAGGGAAATCTAAACTTATTAAGTCTCCTGCTTTCATTAATTCAAAGCCAGTTTTTTCTAGAGTGAGAGTTATTTTTCTTGAGGATTTATTGTGCAGTTCCAATAATGCATACGCCTTAATCCTTGCTTCCTGAGAATTTCTTATATTGGGGTCTATATGCTTTAGTGTTCTTGTCTTTTTTTCAGGCACTTCTACTACTGCTTTTACATTATCCCCTATTACCGTTATTTTATTGGCTTTATCAAATAAACTATTATTGCTATCCACAGATATTAAATTTGCACCATCTCTATATTGTAACGAGAACTTTCTGTGAGGACTGTAATTATTCAAATTTCTAATTTTTATTTTGTTTCCATCAAAGTTATAGTCTAAAGATTTCTTTGCTGCTAAAAAGTTAATGGCAGAAAATAAATCTTGGTCTTTGAATCTAGTATTGATGATATGTGGTTGTCTATCATATTTGGTTATTTCATCATTCTTCTTTGGTTTATAGAAGATGTTTGAAACCACCAATGCTGAGTTCCCTGTTGGGTCAGAAGTGACTTTGCCTATTAACTTGCCGTCTTGGTTGTAAATTATATCTCCTTCTGATACTTTTTGAGATTCTAATTCCAATGCGATACTTGTTGAAGTGGTATTCGCATTAACTATATTACCAGTATAGTTTAGATTTCTTTCAGATGTATCTACTTCAATATTGTTTTCTTCTAGAATTTCTTCTATTGCTTTTTCTGCCTCTGTTCCTATAGAAAAAGTGGTTCCAATGTATCCTTGTTTAGGAAACATATTACCCATTGTAGACGGACTTTCTACTGTTATAATTTCTCCAAATGATACTACCCCATATCCAGTTAGTTTACCATCATAGGAAAATTTCAAGGTATTATCCGAACTAGTAACGATGAGATTCTTTTCAACAGAATTACTTCCGTCTGTTACCCAACAATTTAATGAATCTCCATCATTGAAGAGAGCCGTTGCAGCAGTTACTGTTCTTCTATCAAGATGTGAATTTATATTGTCAATATCTAATAATAGATACATAGCAAACAATCCTTCATGATAAATCAAGTCTTTGTTAGTAATGCCATCATATTGGTCATTAGAGAAAGGGTCTCCTGCATCAAGAATTTGGGGGTCACTAACTTCTTCGTGTAGGAATCCTGTAAGATAACTCTGGTAAATGGATTTAGAGTCAAGACCTATATTGAACATTTTATTAGTCTCAAAATAATCTGGTGTATCTTCAAAGGTTGTCTCAGATATTCTCATTAGTCTAAATGTTTTTCCGTGAGTTCCTGTAGTTAAGGTTCTATCTAATTTAATAGTATGAACTGCGTATGTTCCATTAGTATTAACTGAGTGTTCTTTGATTCTTGCTACAAATTCAGGTTCTCCATATAATACATGAGTGTCGCCGGAAGCCATGTATTCTTTAGAGGGTAAATAGGTATCATCTGTTGTTGTTAAATCAGAAACTAAATAATGTCCTGTTAATTCTGGAACAAAATCAACCCAAGAATTTATACAGTTTTCATCTAAAGTAATTGTTATAGTAGAGGAATTGTGGCTAGGTAGATTAATCTTTGGTTTGAAAAATGCTTGTGCTTGAAATATATCTCCTTTCCTCTTTCCGGTATAATTAGAGTGTTGATGAGTTGACCGCCTAGTTCCCCAATAATTTGTATCTTCATCATTAGTTTCTCCTCCGGCTCTTTGTTCATCTCCTGCTAAGAAATGTCTATCCGTTTTTGTTCCTAGTATTGCTAAATCGTGATAATTATTTTGTCCTGACTTCACATTGATTCTAAGTGTTCTACTATGTTGGTCTACACTTGTTCCACTTGGAAAGTTATTCTTAAACCATTCATTAGGTCCAGTATAATCTCCGTAGTATTGTTGGAATTTAATAAAAGAACTGACGGGTTTTTCTGGTAGGGTATTATCATAGTTATACTTAGTTGCCCTTTTAAAGTCTTTGAAGATTACATGGCAATTATCATATAAATGAGCGCGCATATCAATTTTATATTGGTCAAGGTCTTCTTGGGCAGAAAAGGTATTTTCACATATTGCATTTATAATTCGTGATGGATGATAATATATCTCACTACTAGTATCAGTCCAATCATGGGATTCATGAAAAGCAGACCAGTAATCATTAAATGTGCTTGTATTTAAGTCTGGCCAATCAGCATCTGATATTAATGGTATCCATAAATTATGTCCATCATAGTCACTACTAGTGCTAGTTAGTAGTCTATGTTGAAGGTAGTCTCTTTGCAGATAAGGTATAGCAAGGAACATATTTGGCATTCTAATCCCTTCCATAGTATCTTGGACATCTATACCCCAATCCTTGTCAGCATACATATTGAATAGTTTAGGTCTAACAACATATACTTTTTCATTAACTACTGGGTTACTTCCATATAAGATTAGTTCACTACCAACATCTGGTTGGGCTGTATTAATAGTATCATGTATCTCTCCTAAAATTGTTCCATCTGCTCTATAAACCAAATCACCTATCACCCCTTGAATTTGCGTATCAAATGTTATGCTGTTAGGTAGATTAACTGCGTTTATTACTACAGTTGGGTATAGTATTTTAGTTCTAGGATACTTGAAATGAGATAGTCTTTCTAAGTCAGTAGTGGGGGGCATTGATTCAAAATCAACTGGATTAAAATGCCAATCATATGTAGCCTCAATTAGTCTCATAACCCCAAACCGTTTTGTTTCATTTGTCTTTGTAGGGGAACTAGATAATTCTATTCTCGTATAGTTTGAATCAGAAGTAGTTGTATTATTTGTTGTCCCCGTAAAGTCTTCATGCGTAATAGTGTTTCCTTTAGTGCCTTCCGATTCAACCATCATACCATATGTAGAAAATTCTTTTGTTTGATTTTGTATATTATTCCACCTTAATTTAGAATCTGGATAAATGTCTCCTATAGAAAATAATTCATGTGTCTTAGTTCTATAATCAATGTTTTCTAATTGGTCCCATGTTACTGACTTAGGACTTCCACTATAATATTCTATAGGTGCTTCTCTATCAGTTAACCCTAAATGTGTCTTTGTCCATAGATTAGATTCTCTAAGGGGAGTTAGTTTCGATGCTTCAATAGAGGCTGCTGGAGTTGCTTTATTTCCAAGTGCATCTATTTTATACATAGGGGTCGCCGCAGTAATTCTCTGAGACTTTTTGTTATTATTATAAATGCTATCAAAGGTCTCTCTAATGCTTCCTTCCTTAAAGTGTTGCATACCCCAGTATCTAAATGTATTATTTGGGGAAAAGTAATCGCTATGTGTATCTGCCAATGTATGTATAAATCCACCGTTTGGTATATTAGAATTGACCATGTATAAATATCTCATATCTGTTCCCCAATTTGTTGTGTCTTCTGTATTAGTATGTATACTACCCAATACTACGGGAAAAGTAGGGGCTATCTTTAATGCTGTAGTATCATCACTTTGATTGATAACATCAACAATATTATAATGGCTCATGGCTACAGTTTGAATTGCCTTGTAATCTATATCTGCTACCTTTTCATTTGATAGTTTGAATGCAAAATTAGAATCGTAGGATTCCGCTATATTCTTTACATCTGAAATATCATATCCAATAGTTCTATTGGCTTCAAATGAGTCAGTAGATGAGGTATTTAATAAATCACTATATGAGAAAGACCCTGAATAAGTTATCTTTTCTCCGTCATGAAAAACTAATCCATTTTCTCCAATAGAAGAATATTCTGTTGGATAATTATTTGCCTTAAGATTAGCGGCCATTGCTTTCACTCCGGTCAAATAATTTACATCTCCTCTTTTAACTAACCAAATTGAGTTGGCTTCATCTTCTGGAACTGCGTGATTTGTAAATCCTTTCAATGTAACAATGGTGGTTGCGCCCCCTTGAATAGTATCTACTTCTCCCAACAATTGCCCACTATCATTTAACAGCAAATCATATTTAGTCATCTCAGTAGAGATATATGCATTGTTGTCAGTGCCATAAGAAAACTCAATTGGGTTAGTATCATTAGAGGGGGTGAATTTAACTGTTGGTGCATCAAATACAGGAGCCATTGTAGAATAAATTATATCATCAGTCTTGTTCAAGTCTTTGGTAGTTATATTACTTAGCAATATGGAAGTGTTGTCTCTACCAGTTATAGTATATGTTAATACTCCACTAGTGCTACTAGATTCTATATCTTCTATTGACCCATTGAATGGCTCATCTTCTATGCAATAGTTTCCATTGTAATAATACATAAAATCAATAGGAGTTGGTTGATAGAATTTTTTACTTGTCTTCAATTTAATATGATTATGTGATGAATCTCCATAGTTTATATCAATATCATGACCATAAAACTCTGGATTCAATAGAGTTAACTTTCTATTATACAAATCATTATCTTCAATGCTAATTGTGTTTCCGTGCATTGTCAATCTCTGTAGAGTATTATCATTGTAAATTGCTTCTGTATCCATTGGACAATTACTATTTAATCCACCGTTCCAGGGCATTATATAAACATCTTCTTTTGTAAAAGTTTCTAAGTGTGATTGTTGTAACATTTGAGTCCAAGTAGAATCACTAGCCAATTTCTTGCGAGTTACAATTATAGATTGGGTGTTATTTGTAGGGGTGCTTACAGAAGATATTCTATAATATGTATTCTTAACTCTAATTATATCATCCTCTTTCAATACTGTTGATTTCCCATAGTCCACTTCTTTATCAGGGATGCCATTCAATACTATTGAAAATACTGGTCCACTACTATTATAGTTGCTATTGGCAGTATAGGGTAATTTGAGTTCCTTAAGAGTATTCATATGTAATGAATTTTTCACTACCATAGATGCATCCTCTTTTAACTTCAAAAATTGTATTCCTGAACCATCTAAAGTTTTAACACTAGCAATCTGACTAATTTTCTCCTTTGGGTTATTTACTCTTAATTCAGTTACAGGACTAACTGCGTTGTTTTTAAGATGGGATGATTTGTAATATAAATATCTTTTTGGTCCTGTTAAATTAGCATGAATAGTTGATATATTACCTGCTGTTGTATACCCTGAAGCAGAAGATTTTAAGTCATTTGTTGTTCTTTTATGATTTCTAAATGCATCCTTCCAAATACTTGGGTTGAATGTATATGTTGATTCTGTTTCATAGTCTGTCTTAGAAGTATCATTATCATGCATTTTATCTACAAGAGTGGCGTGTTGATTCTTTGGTCCCAAGTCTTGTATTGTGTCACCATATTCTCTTTCTGTTCTGAATACTGTTTGATGTATTGTTCTACCAACATACACTGAATCATCATTGGTTGTTGTTGTTGAAGGCAATGTGTTTCTAGCATAATCTATCTTAAAAGTAGTAGAAGTATCTTCTGTGACATTTCCCATAAATATATAGTTATTGCTGTTATCTTTATAATATACACTTTGTCCTATTTCTAGTGATGTATTTGAACTTATCATAGTTACATTAGCAGTAAATTGAGTATCGCCCTGCACATTAGTATAGTCTCCTACATCTGTATATGCATCCCACCATCTACAAGTGGTCAAATTATATTTATTATCATAATCCAACTGATTCTCATTGGTTAGTCTATCATTATAGAAATACCATGTTGGTCTTGATACCTGGTTTGATGCATCATATTTATCTGTTATAAAATTAAAATTAGAGTGATTTGGGTTGATTTCATTTCCATCTCCACGAAGACCATAACTAACTGCAACAACACTAGTGTCTCCTACTAATGGTCCCTTGAATATTTCAAAGTTAGTATCTCTAGGAATAGGGCCAACATATTTAGGTTCAAATTCAAATCCATCTCCATACTCATCATAGGAAATCACTTGAGTTATCTTAGCAAAATGGGGTCTTATAGAAGGATGAGTGTCAAGATTAGTTGTGCCGTCAGTTTCTGTATGGTCTATTTCAGGATTAATCAAAACGAAATAATCATTTAAGTCTAAATCTACTTCCATACCTCCGCTTCCCATTAACTTTTGATTATGGGTTTCAGTAGTTTTAGAAGAATATGTCCTAATTTTATAAGACCGAGTTTGTTGTCTATTTTTAGCATACGCCCCAATATTAGTTGCATACGCATTATCAGATGGATAAATCCTATTTACCATCTTTGCTGAATTATCACTAGAAATTGCCCCATCATAGGGTCCATTTCTAATCTCAAAGAAATTAGCAGAAACCCCATTGTGTTCTGCTGTGATATTGGTTGATTTAATTATTGGATTAACAGATGCCTTAGAAAATGCTGTATTGGGAAAAGCAGTATGTTTGTTAGCAAAGGACAGGTCTATGTCTTCATTGCTATATTTATCATTATTCAATACATATACATATCTTTCCATTCACTCACCAAACCTGTAGTAAAATAATATATCGTTATATCCTGGGGAAAGACTAGTTGAACTTAAGGTTGGTTGACTTCTTTTATACATACTAATTTCATGTAGTTCTCCCATAAATTGAGTATATGCAGTAGAAGGGTCTCTTCCAATATAACAATCCGTTGTTCCAAAATTAAAGTTTGTAATAGTCACCAATTCTTCCTTTGCTAATATTCCATTAATAAATAATTGAACTGTTCCATCAGTGTGTATTGTGCATCCTACTTTATACAAGGTTTCCATATAAAATGCTTCTTTAGGTTGAGACTTATATGCAAGTGTAGCCCAAGTTTCAGATGTAGAAATACCCTCATATTTACCTAAACTATCGTAATATCCATATAGAGTATTTTGAGCAGTAATAAGTGTAGGCGATACTATAGGTGTTTCTGATTGCACTTTAACTCCCAATCTATATTCTGCTGGTTGGTTTACATTAGTGCTAGTAGTATTTTCTAGATAGAATTGAAAATTATCATTGTGGAATAGCATCATCTTATGTGAAAGTCTTGAAGTGCCAAAATAATCCTCACTCATATAATCGGTAAGATTAGAATTATCTGAATTAACACTTGGCGGAGTCCTTTCAGAATCTCCCATCCCAATTAAAGTGCTTCCACTAGAACCGTATCCATTAACATCATATGGCGTAATTATGGCCTCAATAGAAAAGGAGTCAGTATGACCCCAAACGCCCTCTCGTAGTTCTAAATCTATTGAGGTGTCTTCATTTTGTTCTAGATATTTTAACTGTAAATACCCATCACACATAACAGGAAAGACTAATGACTTAGTATCTCCTACATATACTCCTGGCATATTTATTCCTCAAAATGTGGTGTTTATGAAATCTGAGACTACTGTGGCTGACTGTATGAATGTTAAACTAAAACTTACTAATGGAATTTCTGCTCCTGCAAAGTCACAAGAGAAGGTGCTAACCATACCTCTAATTCCTTCAATTTCAGCGGTGGTATCTGTAAATGGGTCAAAGGTATTTTTAGTATGACCATAACTCCAAGAGGGAACATCATATTTTCTGTTAGCAAAGTGGAATGGAATCAATGGTAAATCTTCTATTGGGGTATTTGCATTAACACCGCTTCTATACTCAAAATTATCATCAACCCTACTAGGCATTAGTATAATTAATTTTGAGAGATTTTGGTCTTCATGTAAGAAAGAGGAGTCTACATAAGAATGTAACATTTGGGCTATTTCGTAACTAGTCATGTGAACTTGTTTATCGTTTGACTCATCTCCTCCCTTATATTTAGTTATGGTTTGGTCAAGTATTTTTCCAGTAATGTTTATATCTTTTCTTGCTGCTCCTAAATCCATAACCATAGTAGAAGACTCTCCGGCAATAAGTCCAGAGAAGGGAATATCCATAGGGAATGCCGTTTTGGATGTGCTTATGCTTACTTGTTCACATAGCAGAGATATTCTATTTGTTTCAATAGTGTTTAATTCAGACGGGCTTTTTTCAGCAGCCCTTCTACTGAGTTCCAACATAACAAAGTGTTTACCTGCCAAATCTACCATACTAGAACCTCGTTTGTGTATTGGCTGTTCTATTCATTCTGATGTTAATTGCTCTTCCAACCTTATCTGCTATATCTCTTATCTCTGCATCAGAAGCACCAACTCTTCCATTAACATGAACATTGATTGTATTGCTTCCTCCTAACATTGCATTGCTGTTAGCATTAGTGTGAACCCTTGAGCCTTTAGGTAATGATACTAATTCTGGACCTTTCTCTCCTACTATTTGGAATGGAGTATGAACTGTTCCTCCACCGGCATGTTTGCTAACTGCTGATATAAACCAACCAAACAATGCAACTAGAATAGAACCTAGCCAAGCACCTGAAGTAAACCACGCATAAGCCGCCGCCACCATTCCTCCAACCATTAGTATGTGTCCAATAAGTTGACCAAATGCTCTCGTATTGCTTATTTCTCCGGCCAGCAAGTCTTTCAAAGTTAACCAAATTGGTCCACCTAATAGTCCCGCTACTGTCCCAATTGCTGCCCATAATAATGAAACTCCTAAAAAGAACACTGTTGCAATCATCCCACCTACAAACTTGAGAATACCCATTAATACCATCACAAAGTCCCCTCTCCATATTCCAGTTAATATTTCTGATAGTCCCTCTAATGACACCTTAAAGAAATGCCACGCCATTTTAAGTCCATCTAAAACTGCGCTCCATACCGCGACTAGAACCGGCCAAGCCTGTTTAACTAGGAATGCTATACCTGTCGCAATTAGAGCAATCCATATAAATCCATACATTGCCTTAGCAAGCACTACTATTGCCTTCTTAAAGAAAGGCCCAGCACCTGATATTAGTTTCCCTAAAGCCATCTTTTTCTTGAGTAAGAATTGCTTTAACTTGTCCTTTTCTCCAATGTTATACTTTTTCATTTGGTCTTGAAAGTCTCTTTTGCCCTTAAACTCTTTTTGTAGCACAGCCTTCTTCTTATCCAATCTATCCTTTTCTGTTTGTAGAGCCTTTTCTATTTCTTCCCTTAATACCTCTGGGCCATAGTCTTCAGTCATGGTTTCAAACATATCAAATTCTTTGAACTTTTCTTTTGCCGTAGCAATCCACTTATCTAAATCCTCGAATTCAGCAGTATTAAATGGGTCAAAGGCTGGAACATCTACAATTGCCTCTCCTACTTCATTAACTTTTTTCAACAGTTCTTCTGGGAATTGTTCATATACGCTACTTAACTCTGAAAATGACTTTATCTGCTTTAGAGTAGTTTCATTCAACTTATTGGATAGTTTATCGTAACCAACAAATGCATCAGCAATAGCCCTGAATTTATTCTGTATT